AGACTCATATGGCGATCGTTGGATCTCCTGGAACGCAGACTTCAAAGATGACGATCTGCCAAAGACATTCAAATTCACAGGCACAATCGTGTTCATCAGCAATATGGATCTTGATCGTGTAGACCAAGCAGTCAAGAGCAGGGCTATGTGCGTAGACTTGAGCATGACGCAAGAGCAGAAGGTCGAGCGCATGGAAACACTCGTAGCAGACCCCGAGTTCCTCAGCGACTATCACATGCAGTTAAAGAAAGATGCGATTGCGTTCATCAGAGAGAACATGAACAAGGTCAGCAACCTTAGCTTGCGATCACTCATAGCAACCACAAAGATCAGAGCAGAGGGTGGCGATTGGAAACAGCTCGCTAAGTATGTGCTCACACAGGGTGCATAATGTCTAATATGCTTATAGGCTTCGTGCTAGGCTGGGTGGCCTTTACGGCATCCGGTCGAGAGTCCTTCTTAATAGCGTATAAGGCCCTAGATGCTGCTGGCGCTAGAATAGCAACCATAATCGCCGATGACCTAGACAAGGTGAATAGCCCCGACAGATAGACCCCCCTAATTAGCACAGCAAGAATCAGCGTATGCTTATATAGCATATAGCGACCGTCTAATATTATCAATCCAAACCCTTTCTGTCTACACAATTTCCTACACAGTATTCCTCAAAGAAATTCTCCAGAAAAAATCCCCCAGAAAATTTTGCGCTACAAAAACATTCTATATACCATTCTACTATGACTTCCATTATCCCACACTCACAACTCAAAGACTCATTTTTCTCCGATATGCCCGACTTTCCATCTACTATCTCTACACGGGCAAATGGCCCTGCAGACACCCTAAACGGCTATGTCAATACTACACTCCTAGTCCTCAATAAGATATACTACAATAAGAGAGTGCATAAACAAAATATTAAGCGAGTAGACCCGAATACGTTCGATGAGGTGACAGAGCAAGAATGGCGTATTCCTTTTACAGTAGATAACAATTTACCCGTTTCAGAGATTACAGAGCGTATTGATAAAGCAATGGACAAATTGAGACTTTACACTTATTGGAAAATCAATTATAATGACTACACGATATCAGCATATATCAGATTACAAGGACAGACTACATGAATGAACGAGTACTAAAATACGTAAAAGAGGCAGAGTTCACTGATAGGGAAATACTCATGCTTGGGGATAACTTTCAGCGCTTTGCTGAGCTACTGATAGATGACGCTTGTGACTTAATGCGTTCTCTTGAACCCATGTATCCCGCTAATCTTACTGTGAAGAAGATCCGAGAGATGTATGGTATCAAGTCTGATTGGCAGCGATATAACTTTCCGGAGATTAAAGATGATAATGAATAATCGTATTCTTGAATTACTTAAAGAAGCTGGCTTTGTGTTCTGGCAAAACGAACCCTGGGGACCTGGTCCTGGCCGAGTCGATTGGTCTAACGACTATGACAGAGAGATCTGGGATTTTGTGAAACTGTTAACCGCGGAACATAAGCAAACTCTAATTGATAATGGCTTTGATGACGCTGCGGAATATCTATGACATACGATATCTTTGAAGACTGGTTCGACGAACTTGAGTCTTTCTCCCTTCGATCGGAACGATTCTTTGAGGTCTTAGATCAAGGTGCGCCCCGTAATGACATGGTGTTATGGCTCATAGCCGCTTTCGACGCTGGTCGTGAAGGTGTGGATTCGGAGAGTAGCAAAACTGGCGTTGGAAAAACCGGAGATGGGGATAGTGAGAGTCGGATTAAAAAGCTTGCTGATATCGCAGAGACCTTTACCGATTACGAATACGAAAAGTCCGAAGAGTATTGGGGTGATCTGTTTAATAAGAACTTTGCCCGTTTGGTTGCCGCCGATTGTGCTCGTATTGCCTATAATAAGTCCGGCTGGTGTGGTTCTGCCGATATTAAGAAAGAATACGGAGTCGAATAATGAATAACATCATTCAATGGGTTGGCGCAGTATTCATCATCATTGGACACGTTTGCAATGCCGTTGGGCCAGATGCTTATCCATATAATATTGTTGCATTTACATTAGGTACCGTTATGTTCTTGACATGGACTATACGAGTAATGAATAAGCCTCAGATGACGGTAAATATTGTAGCAATCGTTACTTGTTTAATTGGATTATATAACGCTTGGAAATAATATGAATAAAAGATTTGGACCTATTACATTAGACGGCGAAGCAGCCGATCGCATTACTTTACTAAATTTAAAAGAACATCGAAACTATCTAAAAAAAGAATTGACCGAATGGCGTAAGAATCCTCGTACTGATGATAATCCCACAGGATACTGGCTTCATCCCGAGGATGTTGTTGGTAATGGCGCCGCTATCAATGCCCTCAATCTAATTATTAAAAATTTTGGTGGTTAAATGATGAACGATTTAAAATTTACTACCGCAGGAAATTATATGGATTCTAAAATTGACGATTTGATGTATAAGTCTGGTCTAACAGCTAGCGGTTGCTGGGATCAGATGGATTCTTATGATAAAGAAGCTATTGAAAAATTTGGCGAGTTGATCGTGAAAGAATGCATTGAAATTAATAAACAAGAACTTTCATTTAATGCATTTGAAAGATTGCTAAATAAATATCAAGAACATTTTGGAGTTAAAGAGTAAGTTAACAGTGATATTTGACCTTATTATAAAACTATTGGGAACTGCGTTCATGACAGCAGTGTTAACCTTTTGGGGCCTGGTACTGCTTGTTATTGTATATTGGTTTATATACTGGATACTTAGACTTTGGAGTTACTTATTATGAATGAAAAAATTAAGCAATTTGCCGAATTGTCCAAGCAGTATAAAACAATTTTAGTTGATGGACAAATGCAATCGGTTCTTTTAATAGATCCCGAAAGATTCGCAGATATGCTTATTAACGAATGTATTACTGTAATTGAAAATTTATCTCCTGGATATAAAGATTATCGAGATCAAATTGAAAATGCGTTTCGTGTAGATTGCATAGCAGAAATTAAACAACATTTTTTAGATAATAAATAACAATATGAAGATTTCAAAAGTATCATTAGATTACTATGCCGCACATCAGGCAAATATTCTACGCATGCAAGAAACTTCTAGACAAACTAGAATTGAAACTGATCGCAAAGCAATAGAAAAGCAAAGAATAGAAAAAATTGACCCAAAACGTAGTGTTGATTTGAAACTTGGTAGGTACATAGATATTGAAGTGTGATTATTATGAAAAGAAATAATGTTTATTCCTGAAAAACAATATAAAGAGATAATTAAAAATACTGTAAATTTGTGCGTTGATGTTTGTTTACGTTATAATGACAAATTATTGTTAATTAAAAGAACCGAGGAACCCTGCAAAGGGGTTTTCTGGCCTATTGGTGGCAGAATTCACAAAGGTGAGCGAGCAATCGATGCTGCCAGGCGAAAAATCAAAGAAGAAATCGGTATAGATTTCAAAGGCGAACTTTATCCAATCGGATTTTACGAAGATCGCTATACATCCAACTCATTTAGCAAGAAAACCGATTACTGCACCCTAAGTATTGTCTGGGTAGGTGATCTTGAAGGCTTACCTTCAATTATTTTGGATGGGACCAGTGAAGAATATGGATTATTCGAAGAATTACCAAAAAGATTCAAAGTAACCACATTTCCATTATTTGAAGACACAATTTCATAAAATAGTGAGGTGTGAATTGTGTTAAATATATAATGCTGTTGCGGTTCTTGCCGTGACTTTTAATATTAACTATAAAAGGATACTGAAATGAGTATTTTAAGAAGATTGTTTGGGTTAGAACCAAAGAAAACAGAAGAACCAACTCTTGATCTTGCAGCAAGACAAGAAAAAATCAATGCATCACCTGCTATTGCCGCCGCTGCCGAAGCGCCAACTGCTCCAGCACCTGCTCCTGCAGATGTTGTGGTCGAGGCACAAGGTCAAGCACCAGCCGAACTAATTGCTACACCGGCAGACCCTGTCGTAGTAGCAGCTGTAACTGCACCAGTGGCTACAAGAGCTAGAAAAACAGCTGCATCAAAGGCTCCAAGAGCAAAAAAGATAAAAAAATAAAAAAAAGGGATAAAAATGGCAAATTGGGACGATCACGCTGAAGAAGAAAAAAGAAATCCAACGCCTTTTAATACTAACGCAACCCCACCTACAGGATACCAATCTGGTAATCCTGAGATGTTAAAAAGCCCCGGTGGTGCAATGCACTCCGGTGCAGATGTACTAGTTGCACATGATAAAGATAGTACAGATTGGATCAACAAAAAATGGCGGCCTGTTATGGGTTGGGTCTACATGATGACCTGTACAGCAGACTTTGTTGTATTTCCAATCTTATGGTCATTGCTTCAAGCAATGTCCGCAGGTCAAGTTACGAGCCAATGGCAACCTTTAACACTTCAAGGTGCTGGGCTATATCATATTGCAATGGGTGCCGTTCTTGGTATCGCTGCTTATGGCCGTACAAAAGAAAAAGTAGAAGGTAAAGCATAAGGTAATTTATTATGTATTTTATATTTGATGTGGATGGCACACTCACACCGAGTCGTGGCGTTATAGATAATGAATTTAAAGTTTGGTTTAATAATTTTATGGATCAACATCCTGTTGCATTTGTGACAGGATCTGATCTTGAAAAAACTATAGAACAGCTTGGAGAAGACCTGGTCAACAAAGCCAGGTTTTCTTTCAATTGCTCAGGTAATGCAATTTATCAACAAGGTAAATTAATCTACAAAAGCGATTGGAAATGTCCTGATGATTTATGGCTATTTCTTGAAAACAAACTGTATTATTCTAGATATAATTTTAAATATGGTAAACATTTCGAAGAAAGAATCGGGATGTTAAACTTTTCAATAGTTGGTCGTAATGCTATAGGTATTGAAAGAGACGAATACTATCAATGGGATAGAATTCATCTTGAGCGAGAGCATATTGCAAACGAAATCAACAACAAATGGTCTACTGTACAGGCCGTTGTCGGGGGCGAAACGGGCATTGACATATTTGCCAAAGGCGCCGACAAATCTCAAATACTCAAATATTTACCAGACGAAAAAGAAGTTCATTTCTTCGGAGACCGTATGGATAAGGTGGGTAATGATTATCCTTTAGGTAAAGTTATTATTGACAACAATATAGGTGGGTGTTATAATGTACTTAATTGGATGGATACTTGGCAAAAACTAAAAGCATTTTAAAATGGAGACATTATGGCAAACAATAAAGAGCTTGATACCAATACAACGAAATCAGGAAAACCAAAATTACATTCGAAACCTTTAGCAGACTTGCAGGCATTAGCAAACACAGTAAGACCAAAAAATCTTCCTATACTGAATAAAGCCATTCAAAAGAAAGTCGGCAGAGGTCGTTAATTGAAAGATTCAAAAGTAGAAAACCGTATGCGAGATCTAATGAAACCCGTAGATCGCCAACTGATGATGTGCGACAATGATGAAGATTTATTAATGTTTAATTGCGCAATGTTACAAAGAGTGTTTGAGGTATTTGATCAAACTGTAGGCCCAGATAAATGTCATGTTCTTATTTTAGATCATTTACAAAATAGAATTAGAAATCTGGCAAATAATAGAAATTTAGATGACGAAGAGGATTACGAATAATGTCAGTATTTTATAATATGGATACACCGCCGCCACCAACAAATCTAGTTGATTACATTAGCTCTACCAATGGCATTGCAAATAACATTGCCCAGTCAATTGCTGGAACTAGTGCTCAATCTCAACAAGATTTAATTTATGATATGGTTCGCTTGAAAAATATTCGAGTAAGAAACCTTGCTGAAAATTTAAGCAAAAACTTTTCAGGACAAGTTTACTTAACTGACCATATTTTCCATGCTGTTACATATAAACCAAAAGGTGCAAATATGCACTTCTTTAATATGAATTCGGCACCAAAGGTATTTGAGAACTCAGTTGTTATTTTAAGTAATAACAATGTGATGACTGATAATAATTTAAATCGTTTTATCGAATTGTATTTAAATTCACCTACATCTGCATTCGTTATTTGGGATTTTGATAACCACCACTGGTTTGCTCTGTCAGGTATGCTAGCTGCGTCATGTGATCTTTACGTACCAACACACTCTGATAATCTTGAACCATTATCAAGATTTAATAATATCATGGCAGGCCCGGTTGGGTCTGGTACTATTCAATGGTCTAAAGAATATTTAAAAGAACATTTAAATCTTATTACAGACACAGATCGTAGCAATGATCCATTAGGAACACACATTGAATATCCGCAATTCCCATTACGTCAAAAGAATTTAACCACACTACATAAAACATTGCCAAATGTAAAATTAGTAGATGGTTCTTATCATAGCCGAGATATGTTGGATCGATTTACCGAATGGTGCAGTCATAAAGCACATTGGATTGTTCCAGTATTGAATGATGCGCCAATTCGAATATACGATGCTTTAATTACTGGAGGAATTCCAATCGTTCCTCGCTCATTAAAATATCATAGAGATATTGTTAATATGCATGATTATATTTTATTCTATGATTATGAAGATATTCAAAATCCATTACCAATTACTGAAAAAGCAAATAAAATATTTGATGAAACCGGTAAAGACGGCATTTTAGCTCGTCACAATTTAATTATGAACAATTACCATGTCGATAATCGCGTGGAAACTATTTTGAAAGCCGTACAAAATGAATTTAGAATCCCCAACTTGGTATAAAGAAGCCGATTCGAAAGAACAGAAGTTATTTAGGGAATGGTTACAAGGCGTTCTTAGAACGGACATTGTGAATTTGACTTTCTTGAAGAAAGATGATACAATAAGAAAAATGAAGTGTACTCTTATCGAATCATCGTTACCGATTCTAGAAAAGAAAACAGATCGCGTCAGAAAAGAAAATGACGACGTGCTTTCTGTTTTTGATTTAGAGAAAAACGAATGGCGATCGTGTAGGTATGATTCTATCAGAGAAATTAAATTTACAATAGGGGATAAAATTGGCATCTAAACGTGAACATGATTTGAGTCGCACATATGGTTCGGAACCTACGGTTTCGCACCTTGATCCTATTTCTGTAAACTATAACGCAGACTTGATGCGTATTAATAATTGGTATTCTGCAGAAAAGACTCGTGCTGACTCTTACAAGTATTACGAATATTATATTAAACATAATAGACCAGAAGATGCGAAATATTTTTCTGAAATTGAAGAGAAAGATGTTCATATTACGTATGGTTGGGTTGCTAGACTAGTTCTTCAAGGCGCAAAATTATCACCTACTCATATGCAAGGTTTTAATAATGCACTTGATGAATTGATTCGGTTAGGCAAAAACAGATTCTACAATAAAAAGTCTGTTGCTAAGGTTGTAACGCCTATTGGCACAGTTAAAAAACCTTCTATTCAAGATGTAATGAAGGAAAAGACTTCTGAGTATATTGGCGAAGTCGAAGGATTGATTGATGACTTCATTAAGAATGATGTTGAGATTAATTTATACAATAATTTAAAATCTAATCAAATTCCTGGACCATATGTTTCAGACATTAAAGAATGGGCACAGAAAAAATTAGATCAATATAATGCAGTCGTTGATACTAAAGATTCTCAAACGATTGAGGGTTATTCTAATATCAATAAACGCAAACTAAAGAACTTAGTTAAGCTATTTGAGGCATTTATTGCTGATTGCGAGAAATACTCACAATTTAAGAAAGCAAATCGCAAACCTCGAGCAGTAAGAGAAAAGCCTGCAGTCACACAGATTAAATCTCTTAAGTATAAAGTTAAAGATGAAGAACTTGGGTTGACATCTGCAAAAGCAATTGATCTTGTAGGTGCAGAACAAGTCTGGTTATTTAATACTAAAACTCGTAAGCTAGCAGTTTATACGTCTGAGTCTACAAAAGGTATGACTGTTAAGGGGTCGGCTTTGCAAAATTGGTCACCAGATAAATCTAAGCAAAAGACACTACGTAAACCTGCAGAACAAATTAAAGATCTAATGGGTGCAGGCAAAGTTAAGTTGCGAACATACATCAATGATATTAAGGCTAAAGAACAAGCGGTTAATGGTAGGATAAATATAGATACAATCATTTTACGAATTATGAGGTAACTATATGTCAGTGTTAAAATTAACATATTGCTCGCTTATCAAGATTATTTTATCTCAGATAGGCGGCAATCCATTACAACAACTTTATTCTCAGTTGAGCCAAGGCAAAGCACAGGCCGCTCAAGGTGGTTTGATACCAACTGGGTTATTGGAAATTAAACAACTAATTGATCAAGTAACCGCAACTATAAATGCGGCGCAGGCGGCTGCTAGTGATTTTTCAGATGTCATGGAAAAAATTGGCGGGCAACTATACCAAAATCCAGTTGGTACATCTATCACCGCTGCTATTGCAGGCATTGATGCTAGGATAGCGACTGTTGATGATGGTCTTGTTTCAAGTCCAGGCGATGCAACACTAACTGCTCAAAAAGCGGCTCTTGTTGCTAATAAAACGGCATTACAAGATTTTAAAACAAATACTGATAGATTGTCGGGAGTAGGACCAGCTTCAGGGTCAGCTAATGCCGGTGGTTGTTCTTTACAAGATTTATTGGGCAGTGGATGTACACCTAACGGTGACGTTCCTGATATTGACCTTAAAGCATTAACAGAATCATTAAAAACCAAAGACTTAATTGATGCTATTACCGCAAAATTAACAAGTGGATTGGGTATTGCTGATGTAGTTACTGCTTTGGCAACATTTAAAACAACAATCGACGGATTTAATTTAAACTTCAATACAATAGTAAACAAGGCAGCAATTAGAAGTGCAGTAACTTCTCAAATTACACAGATTGTTTATAATTTGTTATCAGGTTGCGGTAATCAAGTATTTGATCTGACATTAAAATCAAATGTTAAACAAACATTGTCAGTTTATGCGGCAGCGATTCAACAACAAAATGAATCGGGTGCAGCATATTATGATATTTACGGTAATGTCATTGCATCTGTCAGTACTGAAGTAACGCCGCCAACAAATAGTGTAACAGTAAAACTAACTTAAGAAAATATATCATGATCGTAGTTGACTTTAATCAAACAGCCATTTCTAATCTTATGATGGAGATTGGCAGCCGCAATGACATCGAAGTGCAAGTACCACTTCTGCGTCATATGATTCTAAATTCTATTAGAAGCTATAAACAAAAATTCGGTAAAGAATTTGGCGAGATTGTGATTGCTTGCGACAATCAAAATTATTGGCGCAGAGAAGCATTTAAGTTCTATAAGGCCGGTAGGAAAAAAGCTCGTGAAGCATCTGGCTTAGATTGGAAACAAATTTTTGAAGCATTGAATCTTATTAGGAGTGAGATTGATGTATTCTTCCCATATAAAGTAATTAATGTCGATGGCGCAGAAGCAGATGACGTGATTGCAGTATTGGCAGAATGGTCTCAGACAAATGATACTAGTAATGTATTGTTTTCAGAACCAAAACCATTCTTAGTATTATCAGGCGATCATGACTTTATTCAATTGCAAAAATATGAGAATGTTAAACAATTTTCACCTATTCAAAAGAAATATGTAAAATCAGATATTAGCCCAGAAAAATATTTGTTTGAACATATTATTCGAGGTGACAAGGGTGATGGTATCCCCAATGTTCTTTCTGCAGATGATAGTATTGTAACCGGTACAAGACAAAAAGCTATTAGACAAGATAAATTGGATATATGGTATAAAGATTTTGATGCTATGCCACAGGATGCTGAGTTCAAAACAAATTATGAGCGTAATCGCAAACTAGTTAGTTTTGATTGCATCCCAACTTCAATTAAAGAATCTATTATAAATACTTATACCGATAAGCCGACAAAAGATAAAAGTAAATTATTAACTTTCTTTGTTGAACATAAAATGAAGAACATGCTAGAAGTTATAGAGGAATTTTAAAGTGAAAACATCTATCCCACAGATTTTTGATGAAGTTGAAAAGGCTGGCTCCAAAGAAGCCAAGATTAAAACATTAAGAGCATATGACCATCCTATTCTAAAAGGGATGTTGCAAATTAATTTTGATCCAAATGTTAAAATGAGTTTACCTGAAGGTGAGCCTCCTTACAAAAAGGATACATCTATACCTGCAGGTTATTCTGAGTCAAATCTTTATGTAGAATTTAGACGTTTTTATATTTGGTTACAAAATGATGTTAATTTGACTCGCGCTAGAAAAGAGCAGTTGTTTATTCAATTGCTTGAAGGCATTCATTGGACAGAAGCTGAAGCAGTGTGTCTAGCTAAAGATAGAAAACTACAAACTAAATACAAATCATTGAAAGAAGATTTGGTAAGAGAAGCTTTTCCTGGTCTATTGCCTAATAAGCCAATCATTCCGCCATTGGGAGAACCGAAGGCAAAAAAGACGGATTCTTTGAACGCATCCTGACCTGGTTCAAAGAAAAACCAGTTTCTGTGCCAAAAGAACAATGGTCAGATCAAGGAACGATTCCCGACGATCCTAATCACGATAGTAGAATGTTTCTTGAACATAAATTTAGGGCTTTTGATAAGACTTGACAACATCGTCAAAAGATGTTATAATTAATTATTCGTAATGGAGTTTTTATGACAATGCATATTGTTGGACCCTGGTTATCTACAAACGGTAAGAAAAAAGGCAAACACAAGTATCGTTCTGCTGAAGAAGCAAAGCGTGCTCGTGACCTTGATGGCAGCTGGCAACAAGTACTTGCTCAACACGGGCAAGCAATTCAAAAGAAAAAAGTAGAAAAGACATTCGAGTCTTTATCATATACTTTATCTGCTCCTGCGGGCAGGCAAACAAGCAATCACATTAAGAGTTTAGACACCGGTCATAGTGGTGCAGTTTGTACTAAGGGTATTCCTCAGTATACTGGCACTAACATTATCGGTATTGGTACTATGCACAAATCCAATGCTGTGCCTATCTTTAGTGATGATGAGGCAAAATCTATTTCAAGTATGAGGCGCTAATGAGAACAATAGTTTTAGTAACAGGTGGTTTCGATCCAATTCATTCTGGTCATATCGAATATTTTAAATCAGCTAAAAAATTAGGCGATTTGTTAGTTGTGGGTGTAAATTCTGATGCATGGTTGACTCGTAAAAAAGGTTCGCCGTTTATGCCCTGGGAAGAGCGTGCAACTATTGTTGCTTCCTTACAAGATATAGGCAGAGTTATCAACTTCGATGACAATGATAACTCTGCTAAGGATGCTATACGTAAAGTTAGAGAGATATATCCTAACGAAAAAATTATTTTTGCTAATGGTGGAGACCGTACAAAAGAGAATATCCCGGAAATGGATATTATAGATGATAACCTAGAATTTTTATTCGGTGTAGGTGGCGAAAACAAAATGAACTCTAGTTCTTGGATTCTTCAAGAATGGAAAGCCCCAAAAACAGATCGAGTTTGGGGATATTACCGAGTACTACACGAACAAGACAAGGAAGTAAAGTTAAAAGAACTTACTGTTGATCCTGGTAAATGTTTAAGCATGCAACGACATAAAGATCGTGGAGAACATTGGTTCGTTGCAGAAGGAACAGCTACGGTTTATAGTTTAAATCGAAGCACAGATGTTGAGCTAAAAGGGACTTATGAGAAATTTGAAAGTCTACATATTGGCAAAACAGAGTGGCATCAGCTTTGCAATGAAGCTGAAGTCCCATTGAAGATTATCGAAATCCAGTATGGCGATAATTGTATTGAAGATGATATTGAAAGGAAACCTTAATTATGACAATCCCATCCAGCCCAGTAGATCGTAAAGCAATTTTAGATTGCATGAAAGAAGTTAGTTCATCGATGACACGCATCGAAGGCGAACGTGAATTCATTCGAGAAGCTATCAACGAAATTTGTGAGAAACAACTATTGTCTAAAAAGACATTCCGTCGTATGGCACGAGTTTATCACAAGCAAAACTTTAGTCTTGAGCTAGAGGAACACGAAGAGTTTGAATCAATGTATCAAGCTATTACTAATACCACTACAATGGCTAAAGAAACTGCTTAATATGTTTAACCAATTTATTCTCGAAGCTAAGTATTTGGATAATATTAATCGTGTAAAACGAAAAGGTATTATAGGTGTTTATGCTAGTTTAGAGAAAATCGAAGAGATTAAAAAGACGGTAATTGCGAATGAACCAAAATATAAGGTTTCTTTTTCAATTAATCCACAATTTAATCCATTTATCCCATATAATGCTTGACACCTTTTTAATATGGTGTTATAATAGTATTGTTAAGGAGAAAAAATGAGTATGATCTATAATATATTTGAACAATTAGCAAATGATAATTCCCGTTTAGCTAAAGAAGCAATTCTTGTTAAAAACAAAGATAACAAAACACTTAAACAAGTTTTCTATCTTGCACTTGACCCGTTCATTCAATTCTACATTAGAAAAATTCCAAGTTACGATTTTGTTTCAGAGAGCAAAACTTTGGAACAGGCATTAGATGATTTATCACTATTGTCTAGTCGAACAGTAACAGGCAACAATGCTATTTCACATCTACGTAATGTTCTATCTAACTTGAGTAAAGAAAATGCCAAAATCATTGAGCGTGTTATTGCAAAAGACCTCCGTTGCGGAGTCTCCGAAGCCACAGCAAATAAAATTTGGCCCGGTATTATTTCGACATACCCAGTTATGTTGGCTTCTGGATACGACCAAAAGCTTGTCGACAAAATCGCACTCCCCGCGCTTTGTCAGCTCAAGCTCGACGGAATGCGATTCAATGCAATCGTCAAAGACGGCGTAGTAGAATTTAGATCACGCAATGGTAAGGAAATAACTATTCCTAATCCATCATTCCCAATACCATTTATTAAGATGGCAGAATTCTATAAAGATGATATGGTATTCGATGGTGAATTGTTAGTTGCAGATTATGCAGGTAAACCAGTTAATAGACAAACAGGTAACGGCATTTTATCTAAAGCAATTAAAGGTACAATGAGTAATACTGAAGCTGAAAACGTACGAGCTACATTGTGGGATGCTATTCCATATGCTTCATTCAAACAAGGTATTGACAAAGAGCCCTACAATGTTAGATTGGGCAAACTCAATAATTGTATTTCACACGTTAAATCTAATTTTGACCAATTTAGACATTATGTAGATTTAGTGTGGACTAAGCAAGTAGATACTTTATATGAAGCACAAAAAATCTTTGAGAAGTTCTTGGCAGAAGGTCAAGAAGGTACTATTCTAAAATCCAAAACAGGTATTTGGGAAGATCGCCGATCTAAAGATCAAATTAAGTTCAAGGGAGAACTTGAATGTGATCTGATGGTAGTTGACTGGGAAGAAGGTACTGGTAAAAACAAAGGTCGCTTAGGCGCACTAGTATGCGAAACAAGTGACGGTGTTATTCGTGTTAATGTTGGCTCTGGTTATTCGGATGAACAACGAGCAGAGTTTGACAAAAAAGTAATAGGAAAAATTATTACTGTACGTTATAATGCACGTATTAAAGAACGATCTGGCGAAAGTGAGAGTTTGTTCTTACCTAGATTTATTGAATTACGTGAAGATAAAAGTACGGCAGAGGCAAGTAAATCTGTAAAGTAAGCATAAATAAAAAGCAAAGGTGCTTTTATGATCGCAAAGATTTATAGATTTCCAGAGAAACGAACTTTATTTAAAGGGTATAAAATACCCCTGTATACTGAGGATGAGATTGTTTTGACAGTTATTGCTTTAAATATTTTTGGCAACTTGCCCGAAAAAGTTACTGATAAAACTTTAGAGTCATATGATCCTGTGACAGTTATTAAATCTTTGGTTGAAGCAAAATCCTCAAGTCTATTGTCAAATAAGTCTAAACAAATTATTGCAGACATATTGAAATCTATAGAAACTTTATGAATATTTTTTATTTACATCATGACCCTAAAACTTGCGCTGAATTACATAACGACAAGCATGTCGTTAAAATGATTTTAGAATATGCTCAACTTCTTTCTACTGCTCATCGTATTCTTGATGGTACTCAATCTGTGGGTGTCAGTAAAACTAATCGAAAACAAACCAAATACATTCTTTCCGATGAGCGTGAATATACTTTGTACCGTTCTACTCATGCCAATCATCCTTCAGCAATTTGGGTAAGACATTCTTATGAAAATTATGAATGGTTATATAAATTATTAATTGCAGTATTAAACGAATATACTTATAGGTATGGTAAAATTCATGCGACTGCTCGACTAATAGATGCATTACGCGCGCCACCAACACATATTCCTAAAGGTGTAGGATTTACTGAACCTACACCTGCAATGCCAGAAGAATATAGAGTTAAAAATAACTCAATACAATCGTATATAAATTATTATGTAGGTGCTAAAAAGCATTTAGCGAATTGGAAAAAAAGAACTATACCATCTTGGTATGAATTTAATTGAAAGGCAATTATGACAGAAACACATCGAGTACCGGTTGAGCAAGGCTACACAGACGACCGCGGCACAATTCTCCCCCTTACACATGGCGACGCTAATGTCCAAATGATTTGGTCTAAGCCAGGCGCACTTCGTGCCAATCACTATCACAAAACAGACACACATACCTGCTATCTAGTATCAGGTGAAATGATGTTCTACTGGCGCAACCATGGTGAAACAAAGATCCATCGTGAGCACTATAGCAAAGGTGATATGTTCAAGACGGGTCCTATGATTGACCATGAGATGGTTTTTGAAACTGATTCTATCATGGTAGTTATCTCAGAACACAAGCGAGATGCAACTACATATGATGAAGATATTGTAAAAATTGCACCATTGCACGAACAATATGTTGAAGTATGATGTTTGCCGTTGTTGCGGCAGTAATGATCTAAAGCACTGGCTAGCATTACCGAATTCTCCGGTAGCCAATGCTCTTTTCTCTGAACCAGATTTTTACAGACACCCATTAGAACTAAATCGTTGTTCTGATTGCGGTCATATGCAATTGGCATCTGCTCCAGACCCAGACCACGTATTTTCAACATACAAGTATAAATCTGGAGTATCAGCTTCATTTAGAAAACATTTTGAAAGCTATGCTGAAAATGTTTGTACACGGTATGGGGCAGGTAGTGCAAATAAAGTTCTTGAGATTGGTAGCAACGATGGTTATTTGCTACAACAATTTAAAGAAGAATATGGCATGGAAGTTGTCGGGGTTGAGCCATCCGAATATTTAATCGAAGAACATACAAGTAAAAATATTCCTGTAATTACAGATTTCTTTACTACATCTTTAGTTAAAACACAAGCATGGGAAAACAACTTTGATTTTATCCTGGCAAACAATGTACTTGCACATATTCCTGACACATTAGATGTTGTTAAAGCTATTTCAAATGCGTTAAAACCAGGTGGCGTATTAGTTGTAGAGTGTGGTGACCAGTCGGGTATTCTAAGCGGAAAGTTCTTAGACAATGTTTATCACGAACACATTGATTACTATTCCCCATACTCATTCTCTAAACTTTTAGAGCGCGCTGGATTAATTGTAGAAAAACATATCGCAATTAACACCCATGGTGTTAGTTTTAGGATCTATGCTAGAAAATTGAGCGGCGTTTCTGATGTTGTTAAGCCTAATGTAGATTGGGAACAAACTAAAAAAGATGTAGAGCAATATAACTCTGATCGTGAAGATCGAATGAAAGCTTTATTAAATGATAGACCTTTTGTTGCTTATGGTGCGGCCGCAAAAGCAGTAACATCATTATATACATTACATTTAGTTAATTCTAAACTAACAGGTGTTGTTGACGACAATGAGTTAAAACAAGGCTACTATTTCCCAGGGACAGATAAGTTAATTACTAGCCCAGAAGATTTAGATAAAGATGCACTTGTTTTTGTTGTAGCATGGAATGTATTTGATGACATTAAAGCTAAATTAGTAAGTAGAGGACATCGAGGAGAAATACTCTGCATGCAATAATCTATGGTACCGGTAAATGGGCAGGAGTTTTAGGCTCTAAATTATTGAGTCACAGAATTAAACCCATTTATGTTGGTAGTAAAAAATCAGAAAATACATATTCCCGAGAGGCCATTAAAAAAGCCTCATATCGGGGATTACCTATTTACATCGCATCTGCAACAGACAAACATCTAAGTGATCTTAAAGATTGCTTAGAGTTACAGCCCACTAAGATATATGTAGAAAAAGGATTTTCAAGTAGTGCCGAAAAACAAGAAGCATCTGCACTTGTTAAAGGTATACCTACATATATTTTATCACAACATAGATATTCTATAATTTTTGACCAATTAACATCTGGTTTAGATGTTGACAAAGTTATAAAATGTACTTATAATTGGGGTATTGAAAGAAATACTGTTTCTGAATATCTGTATCACATTGCGTCTTTAGATTCATATCTAAAAAACAAAAATGTTGAAATATACCATAATGAATACGGTGAGTATATTATAGATGATATTTCTACAGTAAACATTTCAAAGCAATTTCAAAGAAGATTGAAAATACAAATAGAAACAGAATTATATACTGGCGAGTTTATTATTACTAAAGCTATGAACAGTATGACAATGAAAAGTAAAAGAGACAAGCAAAAAATTATTTTGTCCTCTAGAGGTGAAGACACCGTGAGTAAAATGATTAATGAGATTGTTTCTAATGAAAAGAAAATAAGACTTGAAAGGTTATGATGAAAATTTTAATTTTAGGATCTGATGGATTTATCGGATATCACTTGAGTAATTCGATTTTAGCAGATGATCGTTTTAGCGATGTAAAAATTGTAGGTGTCGACAAGTATAAGACTCGCACCGATATGTTACCACAGGATGATCGTTTTGAATTCCATCAATTGAATATTATGGAAGATCATAATATTATTGATAAGTTAATTGAAGAATGCGATGTGTTATTACCATTTGTTGCTATTGCTACACCTAAGCTATATGTTGAACAACCAATGCGCGTGTTTGAATTAGACTTTGAAGAAAATCTTCGTGTAATTAAATTGGCACAAAAATTAGGTAAGCGTGTTTTATTCCCATCTACTTCTGAAGTGTATGGTAAAGGTGAAGCACCGTTTGACGAAGAGACTACAGATTTGGTATATGGTCCTATTAAGTATTCTCGTTGGATTTATGCTTGCTCCAAACAATTGCTTGATCGTGTAATCTTTGCGATGAATCAACGAGACGGTTTCCGCTTTACATTATTTAGACCATTTAACTGGGTAGGCCCTTATCTTGATACATTAGAAGCAACATCAGAAGGTTCTTCAAGATTAATTACACAATTAATCGGAGATGCTTTATTTAGGGGTGAAGTAACATTGGTCGATGGTGGTCATCAGAAACGATGCTTTACAGATGTTAGAGATGGCGTTGGAGCGTTAAAAGAAATTCTTCTAAATGAAGAAATATCTAATGGTAAAATTTATAATGTAGGCAATCCATGGAATAATCTATCTGTAAGAGAAGTTGCTTTAAAAGTAATTGATCAATTAGAAGATGCAGGATTAACTAAACAAAAAGCTACAATTAGTGTTAAATCTAGCGGAGAATTTTACGGTGCAGGGTATCAAGACGTTACAAGTCGTGTTCCTAGCATAAATAATATAGGAAACGACCTTGGATGGACACCTAAGTACACATTTGATCAATCATTGACAAATATTGTGGATTCTATTCCTCATCCAAATTAAAACTTACAATTTAATATATAATTGTATTAGGAGCTAATTAATGCCATTTTACGATTTCAAATGTTCTGAGTGCTCAAACATTTTTGAAGTTATGTGTCGAATTTCGGAAAGGGAAAATCAACATTGCCCTACCTGCAATTCTACCAAATACGAATCTCACCACACAACGCCGATTCCCTTCGGCGACCCTGTCCGTTTAGGCGTACGAACTATAGACAACGGATTTAGGGAAGTTTTATCTAAGATTAATTCGACTAACGGTCGTCAAGCTAATCTTTCAGATAAGTTGAGCAGACGCTAAAATATATGATGCTAAAATCCCACTTTAAAAATCGGGAGGACAATCCTTAGAAATTGTCCTCATTTCGTACTATCCAAAGAGGACGCACATGGCAAAAGCAAGAACTAACCTTCAGATTCAAAATAATCAAACACCCCAACTTACTATAACTAATAATAAGTTGAAGTTATGTTTATCAGATATGAAGACCATTAAGCCATTAACTGACAATCAGAAAGGGTTTTTTGATGCATATGAGAAATCGAAAGTTTCTTTGTTACACGGAGTTGCAGGAACAGGAAAAACATACATAGCGTTATACCATGCATTAGATGAGGTTTTAGATAAACGAAATCAATATCAAAGGATAGTAATAGTTAGATCAGCAGTGCCTAGTAGAGAAATTGGGCATTTGCCTGGAGACGAAAAAGAAAAAACAGAAGTATATACCGCACCATATGTAGAAATTTGTCAAGACTTATTTGATAGGCCAGACGCATATACAAGACTTGTAGAGCAAAAGGCAGTACAATTTATGATAACCTCTTTTGTTAGAGGAATTACTTTGAGTAATTCTATTATAATTGTAGATGAGTGTCAAAATATGACTGACATGGAATTAAATTCTATAATGACCAGAGTAGGGCCACGGTCAAAGATCATATTTTGCGGAGACTTTAGACAAACTGATTTATACAAAAAAACCGATATGTCTGGATTAAAGAAGTTTATGGCAATTGCAGACATGATGCCAAGTTTTAAGACTTTTGAATTCGGCACAGGTGACATTGTAAGATCTTCTATAGTTAAGGAATATATATTAGCGAGACTAGAATATGAAAATAAATATGAAACAAATTAGGAGTTAAAATGAGAGATAATCAAATCTATGAATTTGAGAACTTTTTACCGGATGATTTATGCGACACAATCGTTGCTTGGTTTAGTACGAGACCAAGGATGAACGTAAGTGGGCGCAATAGATTATTCAACGGTAAAACTATAGATTACAGTAATATTCAAGACTACACAATTAAACGCTGGGTTAATGCATTTAAGTTTGATGCAACAGCCGTAGCAAAAAAAGTATTCAATGAAGAATATCTGTATCCAGATTACACAGATTTGGTTTCTTGGGAAAGCGGCTCCGGGATGATTTTACACGCAGACAACTGCGATCAAGAAGGCGAACCAAATTTCTGTTCTTGGAGAAATTATTCCGGAGTATTATATTTGAACGATGATTTTGCCGGAGGCGAAACCTTTTTTCCGGGACACGGTCCACATTTTATTAAACCTATGAAGGGCAAATTGGCATTATATCCCGCAGGCATAGAATATAGTCACGGTGTTAGTACAGTTGTTGGTACTAGATATACAATGCCAATTTGGTTTACTAAAGATAGAAATTATATAGAAGTATAAGGAGAATAAAATGAGTTTTGAGTTTGAATTTACTGAAGAAAAGTTACAGCAATGTTTATCTAGAAATAAAAACATCCCTGTTTTATTTGAGGCACTTGAAAATGTGTTGCCGAAGTATGAGATAACAACTGTCGAAAGAGTTGCTGCATTTTTAGCACAATGTGGTCATGAGTCTTTAGACTTTACTGTACTACAAGAAAATTTAAATTATGGCGCCAAAGGATTGTTGGGATTATTTAAAAAGTATTTCGCAACAGAAGCATTGGCAAAAGAATATGAGCGCAAACCTGAAAAGATCGCAAACAGAATTTACGCAAACAGAATGGGTAACGGACCCGAAGCTTCCGGTGATGGTTATGCACACAGAGGTCGTGGTGCTATCCAACTTACAGGTAAATTAAATTATCAAGCATTTGCCAACTCTATTGGGCTAACATTAGAAGATGCTGTTCATTATTGCGAAACAATGGATGGTGCTATTGAATCTGCTTGTTGGTTTTGGACAAAAAACAAATTAAATGCTATTGCAGATAATAA